ATTATAAGTCCATTTTTTATTAGCAAACACTAATATATTTTCGTGTTCTTTCATAGGTTCTCGAACTGTATTAGCAAAGTTACTTCCTTTATCTTTTTGCCAAATCCATTCGTGCTTGTAGTTTTTAAGGTTACTCATTACTAATGCACTTGTAAAGGGTTGTGAAGAAAATAAAACAATAACTCCGTTTTCTTTTAATACCCTATTATATTCAGCCCAAAGTTTATCTAAAGGCAAAATACTATCCCATTTATTTGCAGTTGTTCCGTAAGGCAAATCGCAAATTATCGCATCAATTGATTTATCCTCAATAAAAGGAAAAACATCGAAGCAATCAGCGTTCACAAAAATACTGCCACTAACTTCGGCTATATGCAATGCCTTATTTTGTGCTTCGTATTTAAATTTTTCTATATCCATAAGTTTCTACTTCGTATTAAGTTTTGTGCAAGTTTGTCGGCACTGCACATAGCCGCAAAACGTTAACAGTAATACTACATTCAATCTCAGAATAGAGTTTTCTGCGTTAAATCTTTTTCTTTTCTTTTTTCTTCCCACGCTTTTTTAATACGTTGTTCAATCATATCGCAGTATTCAGAAGATATTTCACTCCCTATCCAATTTCTGTTATTTAGAATACTCATTTTAGCGGTTGTTCCACTTCCCATAAATGGGTCATAAATTATGTCGTTCTCATTGCTCCAACTTAAAATATGGTCATTAGCAAGGGCTTCTGGGAATACAGCAGGGTGTTCACCTTTTTGTGGTGGGATATACCAATAGTTATTTCTCCTACTAAATTCGGCACTTGGTTTACGCTTTTCTATTTTGTGTTCACCAGTTACCAACCTCCTACCTACTCCGCTTTTATCTTTTCCAAAAGAAGCATTTGGTTTGTCATAAATTAAGTTTGTAGTCTTTATTTTCCCTTTTGAAAACACAAACATATATTCAAAGTTTTGTGTGTAACACTTATTACTTCCTACTGCACCGCCACCGTCTTTAATCCAAATCATTGTGTCGTGCAAATTAAAACCAATCTCTTTGAAATATAAGGCTTGTTTAAATGATGTTCCGCTTTCATTTCCTTGAACGGTAGCATCTGAAATAACCCAAACCAAAACACCACCTTCTTTTGTTACTCTGTAAAGTTCCTTTGCAATATCTTCAAACGGAAATGAATATCCGTTGTAAGTTCGCAATCCATCGTAAGGCGGAGATGTTATTGTTAAATCTACAAAGCAATCAGGCATCTTTGCCATTGTTTCTAAATTACTTTCATTGTAATTCTTGTTTATTTCAATCATATTTTAAAATTTTTCAAATTAATATTTCCCACCGCACAAAAAAGAAAAGAAAAATGTCCAGTTCTCCGATTGAGCATTTGTGGTTTAAATCCGTACTACTGCTAACAGCGTATAAAAACATTAAAACGATTTTTTATACGCAAAACGTTATACGCTATTTTAAGGACACAAAGTTCAAATCAGAACTTAATCCACACCCGAAACAAAACCAAGATGTTTGAAACCAAGCACCACTATTCTTTTCAGGTTTAAAATTAAAGCGTTTGTTTGGTATCAACATTTGAATACCATTTTTATCAAACATCTTCCCACGTTCAATTCCTTCTAATGTTGTTAAAGGAAGTAAAAACATAAAAGGTTTTTTCAATTCATAAGCACGTTTTAAAAACTTGTCCTTTAATGAATATGGTGGGTTTGTAATAATCATATCATAATTTTCAGGTTCGTATTTGAAAAAATCTTTTCCATCTTCAATATGTGTTGTTATTACATTGTATCCAGCATCTCTCAATACTTTTACAATTTTACTTTCTTTAATTGCTGTACACTCCCAAATTATTTTTACTTCCTTTGGTATGTATGGTAAAATCATTTCTACCGCTTCATTTGGTGTGTATAGTTCGTCAAACGCACCTCTTTTACTAAAATCTTTTTTCTGCTCTAATAAACTCATATTTGTTTTGTTTTTATTTTTAAAAGGACACAAAGAAAAAACAGCGTATAACAAGATATAAACCACATTAAAACGATGGTTTATACCCAGCCGTTAGTGGCAATACTCAGAAGCCCTCCGAACAGCGACATCATAATATTGTTTTTCCTTTTCTATTCCAATTGACCTTCGATTTAATTTGATACAAGCCAAGTTTGTTGTCCCTGAACCCATTGTGTTGTCTAAAACAATTTCATTTTCTTTTGTGTATGTTCGCACAAGCATTTCCATTAATTCAATAGGCTTTTCAGTCGGGTGCAATTTGTTTAATCTCGGATTAGCAAGTTCATAAATGTTTATAGGGTAATACATATCGGAATAGTTTTCAAAACCATCTTTTAATCCGCTTCCTACAACCCTGCTTTTTTCTTTTGCTCCACCACGTTTTCGCATCTTACCTTTTCTCATTATAGGATAATAGTTACATTTACCATTACTAAACACCACAATATCTTCATCAATTTGCAGTGGCATATATTTAGCGTTTTGAAAACTACCACTTTGTTTTTTATTCCATACCCATTTATGTTTGTAGTTCTTTACATTGCTCATTACTATTGCAGATGTAAATGGCTCTCTACCAAATAAACAAATTGCACCGTTTGGTTTTATAATCCGGTTGTATTGCTCCCACAATTTATCGAATGGCAATACACTATCCCACTTACAAGCAGTAGTTCCATAGGGCAAATCGGCAATAATCGCATCAATTGATTTATCCTCAATAAAAGGAAAAACATCGAAGCAATCAGCGTTCACAAAAATACTGCCACTAACATCGGCTATATGCAATGCCTTATTTTGTGCTTCGTATTTAAGTTTTTCTATATCCATAAGTTTCTACTTTGTATTAATTTTTGTGCAAGTTTGTCGGCACTGCACATAGCCGCAAAACGTTACCTACAAGTGCTTAATCCAGTTCATTAAACAAAGTTTGTGCTTGTAAGTCTTTTTCTTTTCTTTTTTCTTCCCTCGCTTTTTTTACTCGTTCTTCAATAATCTTGCAGTATTCAGAAGATATTTCGCTTCCAACCCAATTACGGTTATTTAGAATACTCATTTTAGCAGTTGTGCCACTTCCCATAAAAGGGTCGTAAACCAAATCACCTTCGTTGCTCCAGCTTATTATGTGGTCGTTTGCCAACTCTTCTGGAAATGGTGCAGGGTGTGTTTGCGTTCCTTGTTTTTTGCCTACACAATATTCAAATATATTGTCTTTATATTTTGTATTATTCGTAGTCATTATTTCGTCTCTATCTCTTTTTGACGCTCCCGGAATTACTTTTGGTCTTTTTATGTTATATGCCGTTCCAGCCGTTTTGCAAGGTATCTTTATTGGATTAAATGTGTTCGGCTTTCCTTTGCTTAAAATAAACATATATTCAAAAGCCTGTTCATATCTATTATGAGTTAGAGGTATAGGGTTTAGTTTCCGATAAATCATAGTATCATGTAGGTTAAATCCAATCTCCTTGAAATATAATGCCTGTCGGAAACTCGTTCCTGTTTCACTACCTTTAATAGTAGCATCACCTACAACCCAAACAACTACACCGCCTTGTTTTGTAACTCGAAATAACTCTTTTGCTACATTTTCAAAGTCAAAAGAATAACCATTGTATTGTCGTAAGTTATCATAAGGTGGTGAAGTAACCGTTAAGTCAATGAAATTGTCAGGCATTCTTGCCATTGTTTCTAAATTGCTTTCATTGTAATTCTTGTTTATTTCAATCATATTTTTAAATTTTTCAAATTTATTTTTTTTTGCCACCGCACAAAAAAGAAAAGAAAAAGGTTCAGTTCTTCAATTGAGTATTTGTGGTTTAAATCCGTACTACTGCTAACAGCGTATATAAGAAATGGTACAAAAACATTTGTGCATAATTTCAACATTCTACTATGCCCACTGCGTATATACCCAACCGTTATACGCATCCCTAATCCCAAAACCAAACGTCAATTGCATAACCACATCTGTCGCATATATTAAAGCAGACCTGTCTCCAATCTCCACCTTCAACGGGCTGTATATTTTGCTTAAAACCTTGTGAATATTCATTCTCACCACCACATTTAGGGCAGCGTATAACATCGGCTAAAACTTCATTGCCTCCATTAGTGGTATTTTGAACGTCATTACTCTTTTCCATGTTTATTGTATTTTGATAAGTTTCTACATTTTATACGGCAACGCAGTTTAGCTGAGTACCGTTCGGCATTGTAAACGCAGTTACTGTGTTTATAAATTCGTTATAAAACATTAAGAAGTAACCTTCTTCAATGCTCTAACTTTTCTCTTACGTGTATTGTTGTAAGATTTTACTGCTTTTCTATCTGCCACATCTAAGTGTTTCAACTTTTCTAAGTGTGGTGCTTTGTGTTTAATTTTCATAATATTAACGTTTTATAACAACGTATAAAATTAATTGCTACGTTATTGGATTACTTAATTTATTTACTTTTAATCAACTATCGTGGTTTGCGAAAAGTCGTGCATCAAATACGCAACTAATCTTATACAAACCGTTACAATTCCGTTGCCTCCTTGATTTTTAAAGGACACCAAACAGGGAACCCATCAACACGTTCTGAAGGTATAGGTATTTCTTTCTTCGCTTCGGTGCAGTACCTCCTTTTATGGTTGTACCCTTCAATCATTACGTGTTCCCAATTACCACACTCAATACCACATCTTGCTAGTTCAATTATTCGTGTCATTTCTCCCTCCTTCCTGTTTTATCCTCTTTCCACGCATTAACAACATCCTCAAACTTGTAGCGAGTGTTACTCTCATCGTGGTCTTTATACCATGCTTTAGTAAGTTCCCCGTAGTACCACCCACTCATCGGGAGCCACCGACAGAACTCCTCGTTGCGGTCAAGTTCTTCCGCAGCAGCAACCACCGCTGCCCTTCTTAAATGCCCTCCGACATTTATACTTTTGTAGTATGTGTCCCGGCAATCGGCGACTATGGAATCCCATACTTTTTTAATCTTTTCGTTCATGTTTGTTATATTATTAGATTTCTCTTCTACAAATTCTAACTGCTCAGGTGAAAATATATGTAACAGTCCATCACCATTATCAACAACAAATCTTTGTTTTCCAGCTATTGTCACAAAGTCAGCCACTACAACACCTTCAAATTTATAACCTTTTATTTTCTTTACTTTAGAATGTAATTTAATCATTGTCCTTCTCCTTTCTATTTAAGAACTTTTTTACATATTTATCTGCACATTGCATAGCATTTCCAATAAACACTCCCATTGCAAAGCACACGCCTACTAAAATTGCAATTTTTAAATCTGTCATTTCTGTTCCTCCTTAATAATAAGTTCAAAGAAGTTTCTATTGACTAAATCATTAATGTCTGGTGATAAGTCCTTCATATTTTTTAACATTCCTTCTTTGAATCTTTCTAATGATTCTTCTTCACCAGTTAGATATCCACACTTGTATGCAATTTTTAACAATCTTTTTGTTTTAATATCTTGTTCGTACCAAAATTTTTTCACATACAAATTAGCTTTTATATTTAAGTCTTGTTCTGTCATTTTATATCTTCTTTATAAATCTTATCATAACAAGTCTTGCATAACTGTCCTCCTCCCTCTACATAATATTTTCTCAAGAGAGTGGGTGTATTATATGAATAAGGTGTGAAATTCCCACATATTACACATCTATCAACAAGAGCTTCTTGTTGTCTGTCTATTGATTCTCTATTCTTCTGCATCTTGTATGTCGTGTTTATAAGATTCTATCTCTACCTCAATATCTTCATCTTCCCAAGGAATTTCAGTTA